TTCTTTCTTATCTTTTTTACCATTACCAGTAGACAAGCCAAAAGTGGCTAGTGCTCCAGTAAAAATCGAAGCCACAAAAGTGATATCTGCCGAAGCATTTGATTTTTTAACCATAGGCAGCTCAACATAATTTAACGTAATAATAAACCCTGACCAGATAACTACACCTAGACGCACCATTGCACCTAGTATCATCATCTGTTCTTCATGGTCATCTACGTTTTCTTTGAGCTTTGTGAGGAGTCCTTTCTTTTCTGGCGGTTTTGTCTCCATTTGTTTATTTTACCTTGTATAAATTTTTGTGCTCTTTTTCTAATATTTTCAATTAGAGGCTGTGTTAGCGTTGTAGCTGCTACAGCTGTGACCGCCGTTGTAACAGCAGTTACTACAACTTCCGCAGAAGGCTGAGGTACTGGCTGTTTAATAAACGGTATTTTTAAGGTAGGTGGTTCGGGTGGTTTTTCTTCTACAGTTTTGACTGGTTCATCTTCCTGATCTCGTAGATCGCTTGGAGGAACTACCATAGGTTTATAGTATGGTACGTCAGCTGTAGGTAAAGGTATCTCTACTGTGTCTATATCAACTATATCAGGTAATATTATGGTGGGTATTTCCACTACGCTTTCATAATAAATGTAAGTGCATAGTAAGGTGATCTAGTATCAATACTAACAGTATCAGAACCAGATATACTAACAGTATCTGAACCAGAACCACTAAAAGTATGTGAATGACTTGGAGTTGTATTACTTCCACTTTGCGGAAATCCAAACGTTCTATTAGCATCTTGAGTTGAAGTAGTACCTGAGATAGAAATATTTACAGTATCAGAACCAGAAATGCTAACTGTGTCAGTTGCTGTGTTAGAACCACCTGTAGCTCCCTGTGAATAAGAGTTACCAGCACCAACAATAAATCTATCTCTTAGATCAGGAGTGCCATTATTACCATCACACAAGTACCAACCAGATGGAGCAGTTGCACTGTTGTACATAATTATCATTCCACTCACAAATGATGTAATACCAGTTAAGTTTGAACCATCAAGAGCTGGTAAAGCACCTGTAAGTCTAGCCGATGGAATTGTAGCATTACCGTTTATAACAGTAGTACCGTCTACATTAAATCCAGCATCAGCCCTTAGTACTCCGGGAGTATAAACACCATTACCAAATTCATTTAATTGATTTAGCCTTAAGTATCCATCATTATGATCTGCTGATACAGCTGTTCTACCGTTAAATGCTATACCTCTACTATCGCTTGTACTACTGGCACTAAAGTTTAGAACGTCATCTACACTTTGAGAAAGAGTTAATCCTCCTGTTATTGTTCCTCCACTAAGTGGTAACTTTGTAGCAATGTTATTAGTAACAGTTGTAGAGAATGAAGCATCGTCATTTATAGCTGCTGCAAGCTCATTCAGTGTATTAAGAGCACTTGGAGATGAGTCTACTAAGTTAGATACTGCTGTATCTGTGTACGCAGTTGTAGCAACCTTTGTACTGTTGTCACCTTGAGACTGAGTTGTTGCAGTTGTAGAACTAGCTATAGCACCACTAGAAACTCCTAAGTTTCCAACAGTGGTATTTAGAGCAGCAACGTCTACACCGTCAACATTTCCTGTAACTGTGATGTCTCCTGTTACGTCAACACCAGAACTAACGTCTAGGTTGCCAGTTATAGTTGCACCAGTTGAATTTACAGCAAGTTTTTGATTATTTGCAACACGCAAATCACAACCATTATTACTGAAAACAGCGTAGTGATTATTAGGAGATCCAGCTTGTTTTAATTCAATACTAGCAGAACGTATTTCTAAACCATTACTAGCAGTACCTGTAATATTGTCATTATTATTACTGGTATTTATAAATAAACCGTTTCCTGTACCATCAGCCATATTCCAGTTTTCACCAACTCTTAAAGTTTTAATAGTTGTTTGGTTAGGAATAGTTCTAATTTGTTCAGTGCCATCAACCACAGTTGTTACATAGCCAGTGCCAGAATCTACAACTTCAACTTTGCTATCACCTTCATTTATATTATCTGCTCCAGCGTCAAAATCTGTTTTAAGTTGAGCTACATCTACACCGTCAACTGTTCCTGATACAGTAATATTACCTGTAACACCCACATTACCTGTAACAGTCTGAGCACCTGACGCTAAAGTTCCTGATGTACTAATATTTTGGGCTCCTCCTTCTGCTCTAAGCACTGGAAACCCACCATTTGTTGAGCCGTCATGTATGACAAGAGTGTCCTTGTCTGTATCAACAGTACACTCACCCTCGGCTCCAGCGAAGCTACTGTGTTGCGAGGTGCTTCCTCGTCTTAGTTTTAATAATTTTGCCATTATGCTATTGACCCGAAGTCTAGGGTTAAGTTAGTTGTTGTTATTACGTTAGGTGCAATAGTTTGTCCAGATATAAGACTAGCAATTTCACTTGCTGTCTGATCTGCTGTTGCACTTGCTTCTATTCCGTCAAGTTTTGTACCGTCAGTAGCTACGTCTCTGCCATCAACTGTGCCTGATACCGTGATATTACCTGTTACTGCTAAACCAGATCCAAGTGTCTGTAGCCCAGTAAATGTGTTAGCACCTAGACCAGCTAAGTTACCTGTTGCTGTAACACCACCTTGAAATGCAGATCCGTTGTGTACTCTTAATTCGTTAGAAGTTGTATTAAAGTACAAGTCACCAGCAGCTAAAGAATTACCAGCACCATCTGTTGATGGGTCAGAACTCGCTATCTGATATGTAGCAGCAAAGTTGTTAACATTTCCAATATTACTTGCAGTTGTGTTTATGTTAGCTATTGCAGCACCAACAGTATTTACATTGCCTATAGATCCAGCTGTAGTATTTATGTTTGCTATTGAGCCAGCTGTAGTATTAACATTTGTAATAGAGTTAGCGACTGTAGTTACATTTGATGATACACCAGCTACTGTACTTACGTTAGAATTATTACCAGCTACTGTAGTTACGTTGCCAGATATACCAGCTACGGTTGTAATGTTGCTTGATATGTCAGCTAGTGTATCCATATCAGATACTATCGCTGTAGTACCTAAAGTATTCATATCAGCTACAGCATCAGCAGTACCAAGTCTACCTATTTCAGTTGCTTTACCAGCTACAGCTCCTATGTCAGTAGCATCAGCAGCTACAGCATTAATGTTAGTTGCATTACCAGCTACAGCATTTACATTAGATATAGAGCCTGCAACAGTGTTTACGTTTGCTATGTCTGATCCAACAGTATTAATCGAGTTATTACCAGATCCAGTATTTATAGCATCAGTAATATTACCAAGATCTTCTTGGAATGTAACATGACCAGCAACGATATTAATGTTAGTTAGTGTTGCTTGGTTAGGTGTAATAGCACTAAATCCATCGCCAGAGCTACCATCATAGACCATCATAACTTTGTTAGATGAGCTATCAAACCATAAGTCACCATTTTGTAGTGCACCACTGTCAGGTCTAGCTGTAGGTGCATTATTACTAATCTGGTATCTATCAGCAAAATTATCTATACTTGTTACGTTAGCTCCAGCTGCTGCTATATTTACAGCGTTTGCTGCAACAGTTGCTACCTGTGTAGCTACTGGTACTAATCTATGAAAAGCATATGTATGATCTGTAGCAGTTGTTTCTACCAAGAAGCCATAACCAGAAGGTATGGTTGCAGATACACCTGTAATAATAACAGCTAAACCTGATCCTCTACCGTTTGCTATAGTAACTGTAGTTCCGCTTGGTACTAAGTCTGTTGAGGCTGCGGATACTGAAACTATAGTACCACCTTTTGCACTACCACTGGTATTTATATCAGGGTTAGTTGTAGGAAAACTTGTTTCGTTTGCTATAGGTACAAATCCACCTACGTCATCAACAAGCTCAATAACACGTAAGTCAATAGCAGCAGTAGTAGCTACTTTGTCATCAGTGCTTGACCATGTAACACCACTAGCAATAGTTTCACTAGAGTCTTGTCTAAGAAATGCAGCTTCAGCTTCAGTTTCCGTAAAATATCTTCCGTCTAATGCTCCATTAGTTAGTTCAGTTTCCGTAAAATATCTAGCATCTAATACGTTATTACCAGTACTAGCTGAAGGATTAAGTTCAGTTTCTGTGTAATATCTACCATCAAGAGCACCATTATTTAATTCAGTTTCTGTGTAGTATCTACTATCAATAACTCCACCATCAAGTTCAGTTTCTGTATAATATCTGTTATCTAGTTGTCCAGCATTTAACTCAGACTCTGTGTAATATCTATTATCTAATGTGCCAACAGCGATTTGGCTATCAGTAATAGTGTTATTAACTAACTTACCACCTTCTATAGTTACATCTGCAATATGCTGATTGTCTATAGATCCATCTACATAATGCTCAGAGTCTATTTGGTCGTCAGCTATAAGTGCGTTAGTTATCTGGTCCGCACCTATATCAACTGTTTGGATTGTTCCGTTAACTAGGTTATCAGTATTGACTGTTATATCTGTAGGTAATGCACCACTACCTAATTTATCCATAGTTACATTGTCATTTAGTATTTTGACTGTTGTAACTGCGTTTGATCCGATAGCTGTCGCATCAACTGAGTTTGCTGCATAGTGCTCAGTGTCTATAGAGTCAGCAGCGTAGTGTTCAGAATTGATAGAATCGTCAGCTATTTTTGTACCATCAACTGCATCAGCTGCAATTTTAGCTGTAGTAACAGCTCCATCTTTTATGTTACCTACTCTAACAGGTTGATTTTGTTCTTCTTGTGACGCATACAATAATTGTGTATGGTTATTGTTAAGATCGACTGCCTTAACGGACGACCCTGCTGTATAAGTGGCTTTAGCACTGTCTACATCTGTATCACGATATATGTGAATATCAGCTGGATCAGCTGGTATGTGGTTAGTTCCACCAGAACCGCTGTTGTCTATAAAGACTACGTTACCACCACCAGTTGTTGTGTAGCTAGTTATATTATAGTGTGTGCCGACTGTCTTTATGACATCGTCAACTTTAACTTTAATATCTTCTACTTTATATGAAGGGAAAGAAAACTGCTTAGTTGCGTTTCCATCCCCAGTGTAATCTACGAATGTTGTTGCCATTATTTATAAATGTTGAGGATGTTTGCGGATGCACTTCGTTTATCTATTTGTGCTTGTTTTTCTAAACGTTGCCTTTCGATCACTCTTGCTATGTTAGGATCATCTTTAATTGATGCCCATGCTTTTTTCTTAGCACGTTTAAATAATCTGTCTATAATTCTGTTATGATAATAGTCTCTAGCATTAAACTGTGCACGTTTACCAGAACGTATATCTTCATACATTTTTTCCATAGATGCTATCATCTTAGGATCTTTAGCAAACTTGTCAAGTTCTAGCTCTAAATTAAGAGAACCAAGTGCTCGTTGAAACTCTGATCTAATATAAGGATGGTCAGTTAAGTTTGTGCTATCGGGTGCAAAGTATGTAGATGTACGTAAATCATAACCACTATCAAATAAAAAGTTTCTACCCTCACTCTGTTCTAGATTAAGAGTAATAGGACTTACTGCGTTATATGCACGAGTAAGAAAGTCCCAATCTTTTAATGGTTTACCGTTAAGCATATCATACTTAAGAGGTAACTGTTTTTCAGCAAGATTTTCTGTAATTAAGTTTCTGTTACGTATAGACTGATATATACCTGAGTTTATTTCACGCATGTAAGGAGTGAATAGTTTACCTAAGTCATTACGTAGACCAGCTAGTGGTACTGAGTTGTTAACTAATCCAGATACAATACGACCTCCTTGTCCGGGTCTACCAGCAAATAAGTCAACAAATGACTGTATTCCAGCTAAATATGACTTACTTGTAACAGCCTGTGCTACAACAAGAGATATTTTACCTAGTTCGTTTTCTGTCCACTCTTCACCCATAAGTTGACTTGCATCACCTACGTCAGCTATTGTAGACATAATAAGGTTAAACGGTTCAAACTGGTCGTAACCAATACGAACTGCACCTAATTTAATTGTTCTAGGTTCCCATTTACCATCAAGCCATAACTGTCTTTTTTGTCTATCTACAGGTCCATTACCATTAAGGTCGCCACGCATCCATGCCTGTGCAGCCATAAATGTAACCGCAGAGCCTATCGCCAATCGGCCTGTTTGTAAGGCACGTGCGTTAGCAAGCTCTTCTGCTGTAAATATACCGTACTTGTTTACACTAGCTAAATCATTAGGATTAGCAAATGCTATATCATTAAATTCTTTTACAAGAAAGTTAAAACCCGGTGTATACTTCCCCGTTAAAGCAAGTCCATTTACACCAGTTCTAGCAAACAAGAAAAATGGTTTAGCTAAAGGTGTAGCACTAAATACATCGTTTAGACCTTTTGCAAAGCCTGTAAGATCTTGTGTTAGTGTTACTTCTTTACGGCCAAACTTAGTAGCTTCGTCTATGATATTACCATTAGCATCAAATACCTGTGCATAAAAATCATCTTCATATGCTCTCATTAACTCAGGTGTAATCTTAGGTGTTTTATATCCACCTTCTTGTAACTCAAGAACTCTACGCATAGCTTTTTCACGCATCTTAGCACGACCAAGTACGTAACCGAACGCATCGTCGGTTGCAGCCATGATCTTTGTAGAGTATGTTAAGAAATTACTGTTGTTCATTTGACGTGCCATATTAGCTACACGAAAAGCTGCTTGCTCTCCTTCACTAGCTCGACCACTATCTTCTGCCCAACGACGTAGTATTTCCCAGTTATCGTCTGCCTGTGTAAACTCTGCATAACGTGTCTTAATTGATCTGATATCACCCTTCCAGTATGAGTTTAATTTACTTCTAAATATAGTAAATGAGTCTGGTATAGCTTCTATCATACCATTAACTGATGCAAGACTTGCTCTAACGTCAGCCACGTTACCATCAAATGGCAGCCTTAAAACTGATCCTAGTGCTGTAGCTAAAGGTCTTAGTACTGTTGCAGTAGATGTACCCATGATAGCTCGGATTGGTGTTTTAGGACCAGACAGAATACTGTGTGTCATTACACCTTCTAGCTCACGTATCATAGCACCTGTTCTGTTAGGACTTGTAGCTTCTAGCTGTCCACCAAGAATAGTTTTCCGTGCCCAGTTGTCAAAGTCATCTAATGTATTAACACTATCTATCATAGAAAATGCTTCATACAAAGCGTTAAGTAAGTTATCATCTTTGTCATCACCAGCAATTTTAAGTATAGACATAATAGAATCTTTAGCATCTGTTAATGACGCCTGTGTTGCTTCCTCTACTGTTTTCTTACTCTTTTTACCTAAACCTAGTTCTCTAAATGAATCAGATTTTACAAATCTAGCTTTCTTTGTTTCGTATAATGCAGTTAGCATAGTGTCTACTAGCTGTTTGGTTGGTCCATCTACGTCTTGTATGTCAACAAGATCTGCTATTTCTCTACCAGCTGTACCTAAATCACGAAGTTGTTTAAGTAGTGTACCTACTACAAGGTCTGCAATTACTACGTTTTTAGATGTCCATATTTCAACACCATCAATTACATCAGGTTGAGCTTCTAATAGTTCTTTTAGATATTCCTGTGGTGACATATCAATAGCATTTCTGCCTTGTGTTATACGTTGATGACCTTCTATAGCTTCTTTAAACTTTGCTACTAAAGCTTTTCTACTACCTTTTGCTGCGTCTAGCTCTTTAGCAAACTTTTCAGTGCTTAATAAACCTCGCAAAATACGTTCTACTGTAGCATCGTCAGTACCACCTTCCATAGCTATACGCTCACGTTCAACAGGTGTAGTTACAGAACCCGTAGATCCCTCTTCTGACCCCCAGTTTTTACGTGTAGCAGATAGCTGATCTCTTGCAGTCTGTGGATCTACTTCTGATATGTGTGCTCCTTGGTGTGGTTGAGATATAGGTGCATTTTTATCTGCTCTAAAATCTGTTTCACCTTTACGTAGCTGTGATACTCCAGCTTCTACGGTTTGTTTTTCTAAGCTTTTGTTTCTATTTGTAATCTGATCTACCGCTTTTTTACCACCTTTTCCAAGTGAGTAAGCTAAACCATCAAAGACTAGACCTATGCCCATGCCTTCAACTATATTTTTTAGCTTCATTATAACTGGATGGTCAGTATCTTTAGTAGATATTGGTGTATCTATCCAACCATACCTGTCACGTAATGCACCTAAAGCGTTCTGTTCATCTGACTCTTTTGATACAAGGTCAGATACAGCTCCTACAGCTGCACCTCTAATAATGTTACCTTTTGATAGTGCAAGTATACCAGCTGGTATTGTTACTGCACCGGTAGCTACAGCAGCCTTAGCTGCCGCAACTGTACCAACTGCAAGTGTACCAAAGTGGACTAAGCCACGTAACTGTTTACCCCACCATGTTTTTGTTTCTATTGGATTGTCATATGCTCCAAATGGGCTCCACTCTGGTCTATATGTACCAGTTTCTTTTCTTTCTCTTTGCATTTCACCAGACAACGCATCAAGTGTACGTTCTGGAAAAGTGGCAAGAGAAGAAGCTGTGTCTTGAATACCACCAGATAATATGGACTGTCCTTCTTTTATGAGTGCCTTAGCACCCCAGTTATCAGCATTTCGAGGATCGTCTTGAACTTCCTTAGAAACTCTTTCCTCTTGCTGTAACGTAGACTGAGATTGTTCTTGTGCATCTCTAGCCTGTTCGTACTCGTCTTGTGCTTGCTCCGCTTCGTCTGCTAAATAATCAGCATACTCGGGATCAATATTTATATCCACATTACCAGAGTAATTTGAATCAGTCATTTGTTCTTAGTTTTTCAATTTCTGCTTTTTGTGCTTCTAAATCATTTATTATTTGTTCAATTCGTGGTCTAGATAAGAAAAATCTTGAAGCAGCTTTTGTAAGAATACGTGTACCGAGAAAACCTTTATCTCCTTCGGTTACTTTTCCTAGCAGATCGTTGTAATATGCTAGTTGTCTATCAATTCTTGCAATTTTTTGATCGCCTGTTTCTTTAGCTTCTTCTTCTTTTATTATTTGTTCTATGTTTAAAACTACACCAGCTGTAAGATTCTGAAACTGGTTCATAGGCATTTCTCGTAACATAGGAAATGTATTTAAAACAGCTTGTATTTCATTAGCGTTCATATCTACCAGTCTATCCCATCTTCCGATGTCCTCGTCGCCTTCAAAAACAGTTTCTTCACCACCTTTTTTAGCTTGTATTATAGCACCTCTGATACTATTAGTTCTGTTAGAACGCTGTCTTAAAAGTTCAAACACCATTTGACTTTGTGTTTCTTCGTTAAATAGTGCGTCTTTACTTATAACACCAGACTTTGTAGCTTCCTTAATTTCTGTTGCAGAAAATCCGTAGATTCCCCAGTTACTAGAACCTCTGTTAGAATACTCTATAACTTGACCAACAGTAAGTTTATCACCATTGTTTTTACCAAAGCCTGTAGCGGGTGAATATGTACCTAGCTCATTGCCATCTTTTCTAAAGCCTATCAAAACTTTTTCTGCTAGTTCTGGATCTTGTAATAATTTAATATTTGTTTTAGTTAAGTGTGGTTTAACTTCAAACTCATTTAGCTCCTCTTTAGAAAGTCCAAACTGTTTGTCTATTAACACACCATTTTTATTTGGTGTAAAACGTTCAGCAATTTCACCTAGATCATTATAACCACCCATAGACCTGAATCTATCTTCGGCATAATCTAAAGAGGAAATTTTAGTACCTCTAACTACACCTTTAAAATAAGTTGGGAATGGTTCACCATATAACTTATGCCGCTTGTACTGTGAAAGTGCAATCTGTTCTGCGAGAGAGTTAAAGCTTGCGTTGTATCTCACCTTGTTAGAATCAGAACGTAAAAGCTCATTATCTGCAAGTATGTCTACAGGTTGAATTGCTCTACCTATTCTTGCTTCTATAGAAGATTTTGAATATCTACCAGCAGTTAAATTTTTAGATACCGTGTCAAATACTCTTGCTTCTGCTTCACGTGGCTCAACACCAGCAGCTACTAAGTTCGCTACTTTAGCTTTAAAGTCACCGTATGCTTTTTCTATTTGACGAAGTTGTGTTGGTGTAGCGTCATCTTCGCCAACTAAAGCATCTTCTAAAATTTGTTTATACTCAATAGTTGCATCTGGTTTACCAGCTTGTCCATCATACTCTCCACCAGTATTTCCAGAGCCACTGTTTAGTGTGCTTGCATCAAAACTTGGATACTTTGTTTCTAAGTCTTGTAAAAACTCAGCTTCAACTCCCGGCGATACGTTTGGATTGGCTTTTATAAATTGATCGTACTCGTCTTTTGCCAGTACTTCATCAGATCTATTGCTTTGTTGTACTTCATTAGCTCTTTCTATTTCTGCATTTTGCATTATAGAGTTAAGAGTATCTTTAAATTTAAAGTCACCATCTGCTATTGTAGTCTTAGCACCAGTAGCAGAGTGTTCAAAAATAGCACCGTCAAAAAGATATTCTAAATGTTCTGGAAACAATCTGCGACCATCTTCAGCACTTTCTAAGGCTACCTCGGTAAATATATACTCAATAGCTTCTCTAGATGTATCAAAGTTCATTCTGTTTTTAACAGTCTCAACAAGAGTCATTACATCTACATCAAACTTAGCGTTTTCTGAATACGGCTCAAGAGTCTTAACAATAATATCTCTAGTTTTCTTCTTATTTATTTTTTCAAAGTTTCTGTTAGCGTTACCTTTCCAAGA